GCGCATACATTTGACCGTGATGTTGATTCATGACTGTCATAAATGCGTGCTTGCACATACATTCATGACTATGACCTTAGCTGTTGACCTAGATTAGATGATGACCTGGGGGTAGGCATTAAGTGTTTGACCTAGATTACATGGATGCTGTCCGAAGGACACCCCCCTATGCTTCCGTCGTTTCGCCTTTGACGTGTCTGACGAATATGTATCAGGGCGTGTGGATTTGAGGCTAAATATAGTTGACTACGAAGAACTACACAAAGCGACAATATGACACACTTTGTCCTGTGCGTCAAATGGGCCGATCAAGCCCACAAGCCCGATCCTGGCCGTTCGTATCCGGCCCCTACTCGTTAGCCCCCTAGAATCGGCCCCTTGTTTCTCTCACTCGATTCTGTGCCCTATATATAAGGAGTAGATCCTGCACGCTCACTTGTCGTGTGTCCCTTTGTAGTCATTCGTAATTCTTAAAATAATTCTTGACATTTTTCCCTGTATGCCGTAGATTAAACATACGAGTAGAAGTGTCAACGTAGGCTTTTGTAGTCCGTTAGGGTGAGCATGGCACGGAAAAATCAACCGAGCGCATTGATCCACACGATGGCCTGCCTTTACCTCGTGGGCCGAACTCATCCTGAGATTGCAGAGATCGTGGGCCGGACGCGTGAGAATGTCACCCGCTCGCTAGAATCTCCCACTGGTCAGGATATTTTAACCAGGATCCGTCAGGAAACACAGGCGCAGATATTCGATCCAGTGACACAGCAGTTAGATTCATACGCTCGAGAGGCGATGGATGAGCTGTGGGCCATGCGGGATACGGTCGAGTCTGAAAAATTAAGAAAAGATATTTTCATCGACGTCCTGCATATGGCAGGTTATCGTCCACATACGAACACTGATAGACAAGCTGAACAGTTGCCCACCATCGTGATGGGACAAGTGAATATGCAAGTAAACATGGCCTCTGGAGAAGGTCCGAATCCCGGACCTATTCCCGTTGCTGCCAAACTTGCGTTACCTGAGGATGATCATGGATACGACGAAGATGAGCAGACTGGGGCCGGCAGCGGGAAGCCTCAGCGACAGCATGAAACAGGGCAAGAGTATACACCAGTCGAAGCCAGCGATGACCCACGGTTCGAAAGTGTCGGCAGGTGGTCATCCGGTGAAGTCGAGCATGGACCGGACAGCGAAAGTAGCGTCGGGTCTGGGGACGCACGGGGGGAACAATTCGAGCCCACCTTCACCGTCGAACAATGATAATAAGCCTGATGGCAAAAACCATGGCACAGTGGGGACAGCGTAATGGCTGAGCGCACAAAAGGTAAAACAACTGGCAAAGGCCTGTGGGGTGGATCACTCACGCAGGGGATGAAAGCAGGGAATACTTCATCTCCTTCATCACCCCACGCACAGCTTTCGGGCTCGCAGTCATATCCGCACAAGCCTGCTGAGTCGAAGTCCTGGCCCCCGAAAGGTTCGATCAGGAGCGCGAATTAATCAATCGAATATTGAAAACTGGGATGCTGCGGGCAAAAGGTAAGAAGAGGAAGAAATGAGTTATTCAAGTGAACAACGTACACAAGCCATTGCAGGGGCAAGTTCTGTTAGAACAGCACGGCAGAACGTATCTCAGGCACTTCCCATGCAAGCCATTGCTGAGACCCCGCATGAACGCCCGAAGCCTGTCGTCTCGTTCCACATGGAAAAGAAAGTGGGGGACGCGACTCTTACGGTATATGGGTCGGATGGTCAGGAGAAGGAAGCAAAAGAAGCAATAGATCGTGCAGCAAAGAAGTTTCGTGGAGGAGTAGACACAGATGAGTAATCCGCAGCAGCTAACGAAGAATTTTCACAGTGAGGAGTTTGCATGTCGGTGTTGTGGCGACGATCGCATGGCAATTCGTGTGGTCGAGAGGTTGGAAAAAGCACGCCAGGTTTTGGGGCGTGCTATACGCATTTCTTCTGGTGTGAGATGCCCTGAGTATAATCGAACGGTAGGAGGCTCTCTAACCTCTTCTCATTTGGTTATACTCAGGGATGGCTTACTAGAAGCATGTGCCATTGACCTGGATGTGTATGATGCGCATTATGGTTACAAATTATTTAATGCGTTAGTTGCTGTGGGATTTGATCGTATTGGGCTGCGTTCGAAAGGTGATCATCGTTTTATACACACAGATCGTGATGAAGATAAATCATCACAGGTATTGTGGACATACGCATGAATCAGCACCAACGAAATGATGACATATTTAATTGGCCTACGCCAACAGCGAAGCAACATGAATTCATCCACAGTAAGGCGAAATATCCTGAGCTGTGTGGTGGATGGGGAGCAGCGAAAACATGGGCGCTTTGTATGCGCGCTATTCTTCAGGGCATCAACTCGGATGTATTCGGCAACCTGTGTGGGAACCGTATAATTGTTGGGCGGTGGACAGCAAAAGAGTTGAAAGATACGACACTGAAGGATTTTATGCAACTCTTGCCCAAGAAGTGGCTCTCGGGTCGAGAGTTTGGTCTAAACCGCCAAGATATGGTAATCAAGATTCCAGGCGGAACAGAATACGTTTTAGCGCATTTCGAGAACTTTACAATCGGTGGAAACTACAGCGCGATATTCATTGATCAGAGCGAGGAGCTCGACGTAGATACCTGGGATATGTTACCTGGTCGTATCCGTATGATGAACACGCTGCGTGGTGAGCCGATTCCAGAATTTTGTCGGTGTATATGCACAACGAGGAATCCCAATGGACATTCATGGCAGTATAAGAAATGGGAACTCAATCGCCTCGCAGGGGAAAGAGGCTCTGGACGCTATGACGAAAGATACCATAGCATCCCATGCACTACACACGACAATGCAGAAAACCTCCCGCCTGATTATATACCCAACCTGGAGCGTTCGCTATCTCCTAAAAAGTATCGCATTTTCGTGGGAGGTTCACACGAGGCATTCGAAGGTCAAATCTACGATGAGTGGAATTACGACGGATGTGTAAATGAGATTAATGAGATACCAGCGTCTTCGTGGCCTAAGTATGTCGGAATTGATCACGGCTATCCTGCTGCTAAAGTTGCGATATTTTGTGCTGTTAAGCCGAATAAGGATGTTCTGTGTTACGACGAAGTAGTGATGGAAGATACGCAGCTGAGTGCATTTGTAGAGCGCGTGTTGGCAAAGATGCAATTGCATCAGAGAGAGATGGCAGAGAATGAGGGATGGGAGCCGAGAGGACTGGAAGATATCTGGCTGTGGCCGCATGATCCCTCGATGGGTCGACGAACCGACGATGACGCGTCTCTCACCATCTCTTCGTTATATTTGCAGGAGTTCCGCAGACAAACATCCGGACGATACACTCCTGCGTTCCACAAAGCCAATAACAGTATCGACGCAGGCAATGATAAGGTAAACTGGCTGTTCTGGAATAATGAGGCAGGACGTGATGGACTACCGAAAGAGACTGTTAATCCTCGGTGTGGTAAGTGCATCGAGTCTTTTGAAACTTACCATTACAATCCTAAAACTGAACGGCCCATGCAAGAGGATTCGGGTTATTATATCGACGTGTGTGATGCACATCGCTATATTATCTCTACGATCTTCCAGGGCGATTTCATGATGGTGCCGAAGCAGAAACGGCAACGCACACATGTTGATGATGTGATGGATCAGATACGCAACGCGCAAAGCATGGAAGATATCAATCACGTAGCACATGACAATGGATGGGTAACACATGGACATAGGTAGTTATATTCTGGGTGGTGTGGTAGTATGGGCGGTGGGAATGGTATCATACATGGTAATACGTGCAGAACGCTCGTCACAGCATACTCTGGATGCTCTACTTGTGCTCACGGATAAACAAGCAGCTGTAACGGCTGCTGGTATGTCTCGTGCTCGGCAAGCTCCTAAGCCAGGGCCTGTAGATGAAGCAGCTAGAAAGCGTGCAAAATCCCGTGCTGATACAGATCGTATTATTGAGGAAATTGAAGCAACGGGTGTTATAACGCTTGATCAAGAGCATATCTTAGGAGAAAACGGTGCCCTCTGAATTTGACGCAAATCAAGCTATTAAAAACCGTATGACGACCGTTGCGCCAGCTGAGCTGTATAAGCTGATTGATGATCGTTATATTAGGTGGTTGGATCATACAGCTGGTCTGCGTAATCAGTGGCGATTAAATAGCCTATTTGCACAAGGCTTTCAGTGGGCTGCGTTACAGCCATCCCAGAACAAGGTGATTCTGCCTCCTACGACACGTTCGCGCAGGCGGATCACGTTTAATCTTATTAAGCCGTGGCTGCTTGATACAGAGGCGAAACTTGATGTAGCCCTCCCGACATTCGATGTTACACCTAATAATACCGCACAGGCCAATAAAGATGCAGCAAAAGCCGCTGAGTCATATGGACAGCATCTGTGGCGACAGCTCGAGATGCGGGAGAAATACCGGCAAATTGTTCGTCATAGTGAGCATTATGGTGGTTGTTTTGGTGTGCTTGATTGGGATGAAACTATCGGCCCACTTTATTCTCGTCGCCAGCAACTTCCTGATGGTAGTGGACCCTCGTTAGTCGGTGGTAAACCTCAGGATGAAATGTTTACACTTGGCGATATCCGTTATGATATTTATTCTCCTGATAATGTTATAACGGATGAAGAGAATACGGACCTGGATGAGAAGCCGTATATCATCTTAGCGAGCTGGATGAGCCTGGACAACATCCGTGAGAAGTGGGATGATGGTCATCTTGTGCTGGAGGAAAAACGTGCACAGCCCCAGTTTGATACAATGGGGATGATGGACATGGCGACAGGGATTCGTGGTAAGGCCATGCAACACGGTGATGGCCAAGGTAATCCTGGTGCGCTGGTGTTCAAGATGTATATGAAACCACAGCACAGTGCATCGAATGGTTTGGTGACGACATTTGCGAATGGACAAGAACTTGAAAAGAGCGAGTGGCCTGAAGAATTTGCGAAAATGGAGGGCTATCCTGTTGTCAAATATGACTGGTATCGCCATCCCCATGTATTCCGTGGTGAATCTCCGCTCGTGGATCAGATTCCCATCCAGCGTGAAATTAATGTAACGATCAGTCAGATACGTGAAAATCTGGACATGATCTTAGCTCTGAAATGGCTCAATCCACATGGCTCAGGGGTGGACGATATTAATGACATCGCGGGACAGATTATTGATTATGTCCCTGGATTTAAACCTGAAATACTGCAGCCTGGATCTATACCAGCATTTGTCCCACGACATCTTGACTTCCTCATGGCAGCAATGGAAGATGTGCAGATCCTTCACAAACCTAGCAAGGGTAAAGTGCCTGCTGGGGTTAAATCTGGTGTTGGGATCGAGCTACTGCAAGAGCAAGATGATCGTCCGCTTTCCGTGCCTGAGAATAACTTACATGCGTCACTTGATAAAACATTCACCAAAGCGCTGCAGATCGCTTCGGTTGCAGTTGCTACGGAGAGGATGATACAGTATGTTGGTCCGAACAAGCGACGACAGGTGCTCGCGTTCAAGGGAGCTGATCTCCGTGATAACACAAACATCCACCTATCAGTTGTCGGGGGGTCGAGTAAATCTAAGACAGGCATCATCAAACGTATCATGGAATTTGTCCAACTCGGAATGTATCGAAAAGAAGGGGGTGGGGTAGATACTAATCGTGTGATGGAAATGGTGCGTGTTGCTCATCCGGATGTAATGTATGAGGAAGAGGACAGGCACAAGGACCTCGCACAAGATGAGAACGATATGTTGTGGGACCCACAGGCACCGCCTCCAGTGCCGCAAGAGTGGGAGATGCATAATATACATCTTGATGAGCTGGAATTGGAGATGAATACCATCAAGTGGAAACAACAGGTGCAAAAAGATCCTGCTTTTGGGCAGAAATGGATTGCCCACAGGGAAGGACATTTGCAGTATATTATTGTAGCTTCACAACGTGCTGGTCAGAATGCTCTTGCATTGCAGGGACAGTTGGCGCAACAAGAACAGGGTGGTGAAGCGCCAGCCTCTCAGCAATAGCATCAACTGCAGCATAAAGGAGATTAGATGTTTGAGCAGATGATATTGATGGAGCAGGCACCAAGCCCTGAGGGTGACAGTGCTGCTGGCAGTGGAGAATCCACCAAGCCTACATTACCCTCGGATGACATGGAAATCGAGCTCGCAAGTGGCGATATTGTTACTTTCGGGGAAATCAAATCAGGCTATTCTCGCACAGCTGATTACACAGTAAAGACTCAAGAAGCAGCAGAGATGAAACGGCAGGCTGATGTGGCTACGGTTGACGCAGCTGCCGCAACTGCTGAGGCTGCAAACGACTCTGCGCGTGCGCAGGAACTTCGTGATGCAGTTCAAGCTGATCTCGTTTGGTATAACACTCATGACCAGTCACAGTGGGCTGGTTACACAGCGGAGGTGGATAAAGCTATGGGCGTGAATTATTCTGCACCAGCTGCAGCTCCCGTGGCGCCGACCGCGGACCCTCGTGATGCAAAGATTGCTGAGCAAGATGCCAGAATCAATGCTCTTGAAGGCACGAATGTCAAGACAGCCAATGAGAAATTGGTAGACACGGCACTCGATTCGATCGAAGCAACTGCTGGATCACAGGGACATGAGCTTGTTACATCGAAATTGCTGCTTAAATCTGTCCAGGCACATCAGGCACAGAACAATGGTAACTTACCGAATGCTGCGGAGATTGCGAAATACTCCACAGAGTTGCAGACCGAGCTTGTGAACATGGGCGTGCCAGTTCCTCGTGGGAATGTCGGCCCGAACGGTTCAACGAAGCCTCGACCTGCAGGTGATGTTGCTGCTGATGTTCAGCCAGCCTGGAAAGAACTTAACATCAAGAAAGATCGTGTTAAGGTTGAGGAAGCACTGGGTAATATTCTGCGTGAGAAGGCTGCTGCTAGAGGATAATATCCGATGGGTGCATTAACAACCACGGATTACGATGCAGTGTTTCATGAGTTCTGGCTCCCGTTGTTCGAGGTTCAGTTCAACGAGCAGTCGGTGTTGATGGACGAAGTTATTATGTCCAGAGACACAAAGAACGTGGCGAATCTGAATGCCCATATTGCGATGGAAGTTGAGTCGTGGGCTGGATTTGCAACTGCAGCGGAATCTGCAAACCTGGTGAGTCCGAACCCAGGTCAGTATAAAGAAGCCATCATTCCGATGCGCTTCCATTACATGGCCTTTGATATGACTGGTCAGGCGATTGATTCAACACAGAGTGACGCTGCTGCTGCGGCTCCTGCGTTCAATCGTGAAATGACCACGAAGATCAACGTGTTCCACCGCCAGACAAACCGTATGATGCATTCTGACGGTTCTGGCGTTCTCGCAATGGTCGATGGTGCACCGGGTGCCACGATCACGGTTGACAATGCGTATGGTATCGCCAATGATATTAATGGTCACCTCTTCCTCTCGAAGGGTGTGAACATTGAGATCTGGTCTGCAAAGACCGGTGGAGCATTGCGCGGAACATGCACAATCAACGCTGTTACGCCAGGCACGGGTGCTTCAACGTCAGCTATCTTGACGGTCGATGCGGTTCCTGGTGGCACATCCGACAATGACTACATCTTCCTCGAAGGTGCACGCGGTATCGAGATGATGGGTCTGCTCGGCGGAATTGACGGCACGTCGTATGTGTCGAATTTCCAATCTGTTAACGCGAGTACAGCGGGTAACGAGTGGTGGAAGGCTCAGGTTCGTGACGCCGGTGATGCTGGTGGAACGGCTGGAACGGTCTTGCCCCTCACGCGTAACCGGATCAACCAGGTGATGGAGGATGTGGTCTTCATCGGTGGTGGTGACGTGCGTTTCATCCTCTCGAATCCGGCTGTCCAGCGGACATATGGCGACATGGCTGCACGCGATCGTATTGTCGTCAATGAAGTTGATCTGGATAACGGCTGGAGAGGCTTGTCATACAACGGCATTCCGTGGATTGCGGATTTCTATGCTGTTGGCAAGCAGGCAATGTTCATCGATCCGAGTACAATCTCGGTGTATGAGCTGTCACGACCCCAGTGGATGGATCGTGGGGATGGTATTCTGAAGCAGGTTTCGGACAGTGGTGGTGATCTCGATGTGTGGAGAGCACGTTACTACTGGTATTCTGAGCTCGGCTTCTCCAAGCGCATGGGGAATGGTGTCCTGCGCGATATCCAGGAGATTTAACCGATGCGTAAGATTCTTGTTGTATTCGCGTTGCTTGCCTGCTTTGTTACGCAGGCAGATGCACAGAGCCGCGGTCATCGCTGGTTCATCCCGTATAACGATTTCAACCGTGTGCCGGGCTCGGATGTGATGGCTGCAGGATCGGCCATTACAGCAGAAATCAGCACATTCGGTGTCAGTGGTATTCCTATGGCGACAGCTGATCTAGCTGCGCTTACGACCATGTGGCCGACGGAGTATCATAACAACCTGTATCCGGTTGCTGTGCGTATTATCTGGGCCTCGGATTCTGCAGGAGATGATGGCAGTATTGATTTCCTGTTCTCCATTGAGGAAAAGTCGTTTGGTGCGCAAACCGCATTGGAGGCTGCCACTGTTGCAATGGCAGATGATATTGCATTTGCAGCTGAAACGTCCAATGTTCAATTCGGTGTTCAAACCACAGCCTGGGACTCACTCGGTGTGGTTGCCATGTCGACGTATAATGGCGAAACACTGGTGCAGATGATGGTTGAGCTGAATGATGAAGGTGATACCACGTCAGATGAAGTGCATCTGCTCGGTGTTGAAATCTTCTTTGTGCCACCCGATTTTAAGGGTGCGAATTTCTACGTTCCTGGATCGACGGCACAGGCAGCGACGAATGGTATCGCATTGCCAAGACGTGCTGGCTTTTAACAAACCCCGTGTGCCCCCTTTGCACATCTGAACGGGTAACCTGCAGGTTGCGAGAAGTGTCTGGGCTGGGTAATCCAGCTGACTCAGGCTTCTCCTTCCTGTGGGGTTAGTCCGAAAGGCGGACCTATTATGGCATATGAAATAAACTTTCTCGGTGATAACCACGCCACCGTGCACGGGGTCTGTGACGGGACAGCTGACACGGCTCTGGCTACGTTGCCACCGAATCCTTGGAATGATGCGCAGATTGCGTGTATGTCCGAGGGCGAAGGTGTTTATGTTGAGGATGACGGCTCTGTTGCACCTCGTCAAAGCGGTGCGTTGCAGGCCACGATCGATGTTCGTTCTTCCGTAGCGGGAGGAAAGTTCTTCGTTGTCCACTGTTTCAAACTTGGCTCGGGCGAAGGCAACGTCCGGGATCACAGTGCAATAACTACGTAATGCCAGGCAAATCCATCCATATGCTTTCGTGTGCGCGAATGTTCTACACGGAAGAAACAGCAAAAGAGCTGGCTTCAGCCTATGACATACAGGCCGAGTCGATTCTTACAGCCTCTGCGATCCTATTCGTTGTTGGGACTAAGCGTGCGTTTGAAGGCATATGGATGGATGTTCGTGACGGTTATCACTTTATGCGAGGCGAATATGTTGAAGGTCGAATGCTGTATACACCCTCATGCAAGATGGGCGCTCAGCAAGCTGAAAGAGAAGAAGCAATATAAGTCACCTGATGACAGGCTTGTGCAGCAAGCGTTGGGGCTGACGACTGAGTTTACTGATCATGCATTAGATAACTCACATCCGTTTGTTTCACAGCGCTTGCTCCAGAAGCTACATCAGATTGATGAGCGATTGTTTCTCTGCTGGGAATTACAGCACTACTTTGACCATCGTTGGCACGTCAAGTATCTCGACACGCACATTGAGTCAGGGACACCAATTGAAACTTCGATCGTCATTTTACAGTGGCCCTATGCGGTGCAGATACATGAAACTGCAGCATATCTGCCCTTTGATGGAGAAGCTCTTGCTACTGTTCGTCGGCTTATGCATCAAATACGTAATGGAACACAGTCTGCGATAATTGAAGGTGTCCACGTCCATCAGGAAAAGAAAGAGACTGATCAGATTGCTGACCGCGAGGACATGGCAACAGAGATGGACAAGGAGCAACGCAGATTGCAGGAACGTATATCAGGGAAAAGAAACATCTCTGATCCTGGATGGGAGCGTGGTGTGGGACAGAATGATGATGGCACGTATTATACGGACGGGCCTGGTGCCCATTCACATACACGAACGAAGGCTATATAATGCCCGCTATTCCGCTGATTGAAATGATTGAAAATGTCCGCGATATCGTGGATGATGAGAATAAGAACACGCATACAGATGCGGAGATTCTCAGCTATATTAACGCAGCGGTCGGGTTCTACGACGGTATCCTTGCGGAGTTTGCTGAGAAAGCATTGATGCAGTATCGGGATGTGTCTCACGATGGTAGTGAGTTGCAGGACGTGATGCCGTATCTGCCCCGTATTGTGGGTGTTGAGCGCACGAGTAACACGCCTCGAACAGAAACCATACCACTTCCACGAGGATTTGATGACAGGTTATCATTCGTTGGCGTCAACGCAGGAACCCAAGAAGGTTTCTACTACGTCCAAAACAACCAACTTGCAGTCGTTCCACAGCAATCAAGTGGCACCGATCGTGTGTGGATGGTCTTACGAACGCCAGAGCTACATTACGGGACGCTTACAGCAGGGGCAACAACCACTAGCCTCGTATTTGGAGCGACACCCACAAAGGGCAATCTAGTCAAAGTAGACGATGCGTATAACTTCATACCGTTCATGCTGACAGTTTCACGTGAATTAGGTGTAATTGATGATTTTACCTCATCGACACTTACTTCCACGTTACAACAGACACTATTGAATGACCCTGCTTCTGCTGCATACAGCATGTTACCGCCCATCGACCCCGAGTTTCACTGGTTATACATATGGGATGCTGTGATCAAATGTCGTATTCGCACACATGAAAATACGATGGAACCTGCATCAGAGCGTCAGCGGTTAGAATCTCTCCTCATGCAACGTATCCGGAAAAATCAATCACAGCGTTCGCGCTATTACACAAGGCACGGCTGGTAATGAGTATTGGTCTCCCATCAGTATTGATGAGCGACAGGCGCCAGCGGTATTCTCGTGGAGGCCGTCGCAATCCTGTATATCGACCGTCAGTAGAGCACGGTGTGAACGATACGCCATACTCAGCTACGATCGCCACATCACAAGTGAGCAAAGCTGTGAACTTTGATCTCTCAGAAGGTGGGGAGCTCGAAACACGTGGTGGAACGCTCAAGCTGTCAGATACAGCCGTGGCGTCTATCGGTAATCTCTGCAGCTATCATCTGTTCGTCAAGCGTGAGACAGACGGCACACTCACACGCACTAAGATGAAGAAGTCAGGGACGGTGTTGTATAAATTCAATGCGTCCACAGTAGTTTGGGATTCCGTGCAGACTGGGTTGGCGTCTGCACGTGCGTCTATGGTCAATTTCATCAGTTCTGCTGGCGCGGAGGTCATGTTATATGCAGATGGCACGAACTTCCTCATGTATGACGGCACCACGGTCACGGACATTCTTGCGAATTACACGGCAGGGAATGGAATTGATTGCCCACGGTATCTGTTTGTTAAGCATAGCGTATGTTTTGCTAGTGGGGACGATAGTAATCCTGACATTATATTCTGGTGCGACCCTCTTAAACCTGATAGTAACTGGCCCAGCCAGGGCTTTGCGATACTTGAGGGTGGTGTTGACAAGATCACCGGTATCGGGCAGCTATACAGTTACGTAGTGGTTACGTGTTTGAATTCGATCTACCTGATGACAGGGCGCACATCGGCCACATTCACCTTGTTCTCTGTTCACTCTGGCACAGGATGCACAAGCCACTGGAGCGTCGTGAGTGAAGGTGGATTCGTGTATTGGGCGAATCAATCAGGCTTTCAGATTGGCAAGTTGAGAGCTGCAGAAGATGATGGTATGGATGTGGAGTATATGTCGCAGAACATGGCGAACACGTTCAAGACGATCACCGCAGGCTCCTGGGATGATATTGTAGGGGTATATCATGACGGCACGAAATCTATCTACTGGACGGTCAGGACTGGTGCTAATTCTCAGCCTGATAAGTTGTTTGCTTACTCTACTGTGCGTAGTCATCCGGCACAAACGGTGCCAGAGTTCGGACCAGACCTGCGATACGTTTGGTCGGGGTATCATAGTGGTCTAGACTACAACTTTGTTGGTGTATCTGGTGATGCAAATGGTACAGATGAATTGTATGTTGTGGATGCTGCGGGGAATACTTACCTGATGCATAGTGGATATAAGGATAAACGTGCTGTAGGTGCAGAGACAGGCACGAACATATCGTTTGAGGTTCGCACACGTGCAGAGACATTTGGAGGCGCAGGAGTTACCGCCCGCGTGATGGACTTCTTTCCTGCTATGTATCAGCGCCATAATTCAGGATTCAGCATCCAGTTCCTGATTAACCATTCGTTGTTATTTCCTGCCACGCCTCAGGTAGTCAAGTTTACAGGAAGTATCCCATACTGGAATTCAGGCACAGATGCTGCTATTACATCTGAATGGAGCAGCACAGTGTGGGCTGACAATGCGATTCTGAACGCAAAGATTGGGTTGAAGCAGAAATGCTATTCAATCATCGCCATTATAACATCTGATGGTAGCAACGCGCATGAAGAGGGGACGTGGGTTGGGTATGATATGCTTTACCAGCGCGATCCTATTCCACAAGGGAAGGCTGCATAATGGCTATTGCAATTGATTCAGGCACCGCACTAGTTAATGGCGAGGCCAATGATGCTGCTGACGTCAATGCTCGATTTACTACGATGGACGCGAGTATTGAAGATGCGTTATCATGGCTTACTGAGATTACTGATGGACTCAATGTTGAAACCACATCAGTAGCTGCAGGTGCTATTAAGACTGTGATGGAAGTAGAGTGGGACCCGAGCAATGGTTCGAATCTCACAGACAATGCATCAGGCGTAGCTATTGATTTGATAATGCCTGACGATGCTGATAACCAGGATGTGTTTGCACGTATCATTGCAATGTGTGTCAGTGATGCTACGGGGGCAGAAGAAGGTGAGATATCGCTTAGAGGTATAGATGGAGGAACTGCCAATACTGAGTGGGTTACGGTTAGTGGTGCAGGAACAGATATTCTAATCGGTAAATTAACAGTCCAGGATGCTACAGATTCTACAAGAACAACTACAGGATCTATCCAGACTGCCGGTGGTTTAGGTGTAGCTAAAGATCTCTACGTTGGTGATGATATTCTGATGGCGTCAGGGGGAGTGATTAATTTTGCTGCGAGTAATTCTACGATCACGCATTCTACAGGGCTGTTGACGCATAATGTAGCTTGGACTAACACTGGCTTGATTACTGCCACTGCAGGCGTTACATCTGGCAGTAACATCATCTCTGACGCTGATTCCACAGATGATCTTGGAACTGCGTCCGTGCGATGGGCCAATGTCTATACAGATAGCATCGGAGACACAAGTCAGGATCTGACGGTTGCGGCCACTACAGTGAATTTGCCGACCGGGCATATCTTCGATTATAACGACGGCAATGCGGTTATCACTCACTCTTCAGGGGTAATAAATGTATCTACCGGAGCTTTGCAGGTAGGCGGTGTAGCTGTTGCCACTGGTGCAGGCGTGTCCCTGTCGGGGTCTACGAACAATACCATCGTCACGGTGACTGGCGCGAACGCGATGTTGGGTGAAGCCAACCTGACGTTTGACGGGGCAATCCTTGAAGCACGGGGAGCAGTAGCTACGCCGGGGAGACTGCATCTCACCACAGCAGAATTGACGGTTGTCGATGGTAATGTTCTTGGGAAAGTAGACTTCTCTGCTCCGCTTGAGTCGTCAGGCGACGACGCTATTGCGATTGCCGCGAGTATCTGGGCAGAGGCAGATGATACATTTGCGGCAGATAACAACGCGACAGACCTTGTGTTTGCTACAGGGTCATCCGAAATCGCCACGGAGAAGATGCGGATCGACAGTGATGGCTACGTCACGAAGCCATCGAACTGCTATGTATCGGTCTGGAACAGCGCGGCTGACAATGATGTCTCAGGTGACGGCACGGTATACACGATAGCTTTCGACACGGAAATAGATGACATAGGTGCCAACTTCTCGTCAACCACATTTACGGCTCCAGTGACAGGGAAATACCTCATTCAAGGCTCTATTTATCTTGCAGGAATAAATACCAGCCACGAAATCGCAGGTTTGAACCTAGTAACGAGCAACAGAACATACCGCTTCCTGCATCTAAATCCTGGTATTGTTCCAAGTGACAATAATTATCCTATTTCTTTAGTTGCTGATATGGACGCTACGGACACGTTCACTATAACGCTTACGGCCTCGGGATCTTCAAAGGTCGTAGATGTTGGAGGTGGTGCCCTTGCCACATACTTGCAAATCCAACTCGTCCAATAAGGAGACAACATGCCACTCACCATCACCGTAGAAATCTCAGACATCGACGTTCTGGCCCTCAAGAACGATCTGCTCGACATTGACGATTGGGTGCAGAAAGCCGTAGCAGGGAAGATTTACAGTTGCAAGACACGGATGCTTCAGGCAGGCACAGACGCGATGATTAAAGACCCTGCCTTCACCGATGCCATCCCCTCTGGTGAGGATGAACTTATAACGCTCATCGCATCCAGGACACTAGACAGAGTAGCACGGGAGGCAGAGGCAGTATGACCAAGAAGAGGCTGGAAGATCGGCTGACGCTCTTGCAGGCAGAGTTAGCGAAGGCAGGGAAGAAAGCAGTAGATAACGATGCTACCTGCGTCATCCTGAAGAACCGCATCGATGAAGTTGCGGGACTGCTTAAACCGGAAGAGGAGAAGTCATGATCCCGCGCGGAAAGTTGGTTTCGGTTGGCCGCTTTGTGTACGAACTCTCCGAAAAGGAATACAAGGAGTGAGCGATCTGTTAGGTTCAGGCACTGAGGCTTTATCTCTCATCGCCCCTGAATGGCGACCGTTTATAGTTTTGTTATTTGCAGGGATCGGTTACCGTGTTGCAAAAAAGCGCGGCTGGGTAAATGGCGATCATTCGCTCACGCAGGCCGAGATCCAGAATCTCCTTGCTCCTGCCATTGTCCGGATCTCAGCCGTTGAGATTGAGGTCGGAACTCGCTTGCCGAAAATCTTGGCCGAACTCAGGATGGATTTACAGGGGGACATAGCGGCAACGCAAGAGTTAGCGGCCTCTGTTCGAGATACAACCGAACAACTGAACCGAAATGTCAATACCTCGGTCGTAGTCCTGACAAAAATAGATGCCCTGCGTGATGTGCTGATTGGGTTGGACGCAAAAATTGGAACAATGGGTAAGTGATTTCAAAGGGATATCCGACCTTGAGTAAACAGGACAGCATAGAAATAACGCAGTCAAGTAAAGTGAATTTGGATGTAAAAACATTGGTCGGAATTGTTTCTGTGATATTGTCCATCGCTGGAGTGTATTTCTCTCTACAAGGACAGATTGCACAGTTGCAACTAGATGTGATCAGGATGCAGGATTCCTCTACAATGAACACCGAGTTCCGTATTAAATGGCCTCGAGGCGAATTGGGTGCATTGCCAGACGATGCGAAGCAAGATTTGAAAATTGAGTATTTACAGAAAGATGTTACAGCTTTGCGGGGAGAGTTATCAGATATAGACGGAGAAATGGATGCCTTGAAAGTTAAAGGAAGCGACCAACAACGCTAGACGACAGACAGTGGAAAGTGATCCTGAGAACGACATGCGCAAAAAGAAAGTGGCGACTAATGGTCAAGTTCCTGCACCAAGTCCTGGTTGATCCAGTCAAAACCGGTGACGTGTTCAGGTTGTGTCATGCGGGCACGGAAGATATCGTGATGCTGGATGAGACACAACCCCTGGATAAGTTCCGCACCTGGCTTGATCCAGATGCTGCGTCACAGTTTCGTAAGGTGTGGCTGCTTGGGCATAGAGAAGCCTCGTTGGCACCTGGGTATGTGAATAAGGGGCAGGCCCTGAGAGCACTCAAGATGTGCCAAGATAACGATATAGAGGTTATAGATGCCTGATCATTTTGAGGAAACGGCCCCGCAAGCCACAGCAGCAACAGATGGTCAGATTGTGCAAACGCCAACTGGTATGGTGATTGCTGCGCTGACACGGGATAGCGAGGTGATTCTGGCACAAATGACGAATCAAGGGGGAATACAGATACATGATGTATTGGGGCAGGTCATGCTAGCAAATATCTTGATCGCGCTGGAGAAGATGAACACACAACTAGAGGTCATTACTGACGCTTGTTTCTCTGATGAGGACGTGACACTATGAATCTACGCGATCCATTAACTATGATCGGAGGCCGTGTTGAGGATGATGGCAACACGCTGGTGCGTGCTATCACGGAGACAGGCCTCGAACACGAATCACAGCAGCATGAACGCGCATATACATGGACGTCAATCCCATATGATGGGGCTGCGCAGGACACAATCATCTGTGTGCGTAATGACAGCAAGACGCTGATCCTGCATCCTCAGTGGATAGTTATCAATAACGGTGCTACAGCCAGTGAGTATCAGATTTACATCGTGACAGCTGCATTTACAATCGCAGGCACTGTGATCACACCGCTCAATATGAATACGAAGGGTGCTGTGAATCCTGATATCTCTGCGTATGCGGATGAGACTGGTAATACAGCCCAGGGTAGAATGTGGGAACGCACGTATATGCCTGTTGACTCTCGTAGATTTTTTGATCTGCGTGGGCTTGATCTCAACCAGGATCATGCGATTGGTGTGGATATGGTTGCAGATGGTGGTGGAGAGCAGTCCATTACAATCTGTGCTCACCACGGACCGGTGCATTAAATGATCGGGGTAGGCATACGCGATTTGCTGTTCCCACGTAGAACTGCGCGTGTGAATCGTGTAGGTGAGCTAGCGACAGGTCGGTTGCATTTCGACGAGGCTCACGTCAATGCAATCGCTGTGGCAGATACTGCATATAATTATGCGTTGCCTGTAGCAGGATTCAATTTCATAATCACGACAATGTTGGCGTTTGCATCGAAAGATGTGAATGATGCAACAGCTACATTAATTGAGATTTATACTGCCACGTCACTTACGTCAACTGTGGTGGATACTGAGATATTATCGTTTGGTATGGGTAAGCTGACAGTGTTACCTCTTGTGCCATTGAACCTGTTGATTCCAGAAGGTTATTGGCTGAATGCAAAGTCATCTGATGCTATAATCAATCTCAGCATCTTGGGCCATTACGTTAAGCGATTGGACGAGCTAGATGGCTAGTCAGAAAAAAGTTTTCGTGGGCGGTGTGGCTGTAGAGCTCGTCGCACAGAACGAGTCTCGGACGTTATTGACAATACAGAACATCTCTGGTGTTGATATTTATTATGGTGACAGCACGGTCACGATTGCTAATGGCCAGCTGTTACGTGCCGGAGCAACCATTCGTGAAGAACGCACCATTGAAAATGATCCATACTTCTATATCGGTGCTACATATGCGATATGTGCAGGTAGTGCTGATATACGTGTATGGGATAAGGAGCGAGTGAGATAATGGAAACTTTTCTTATTGAAAATTGGGGCTGGATTCTCATGGGGTTCATGATTGCAGAGAAGATTGTGAAGCTCACGCCTACGAAATATGATGATATTCTGTTTGACATGACCAAAGATGTGATCATGAAACTCGCGGGTAAAAAGGGGGTCGAGTCCGACAAATAGCAGGTCTCGCAACTAACCTTATCCCTGGGGGCAATGTGGTGAGGAAGGTGGGCTGGGTATGGGGTATGATCCGTTCAAGGCGCAAGACGCGTATGTAAAAAGGTTGAAAGCGAAACATGGACACAAGATTAGAAAAGTGGTCCCTAAGCACGCAGCAAACCATGTCATGTCTTTTGGTAAACTTGCTGGCGGGATATCTGGTGGTGGGCTTTCATTGGACTTATGACATACATACTTTGGCGGGTAGTGAAATGAAAGGAACAACATGCGTTATATTATTCTGTTGCTTATGGTTGCTGTCTCAAGCACCTACGCACTGGAAGGAGACGCATCATACTCCAATACAGACGGAGTTGTCCAGCTTGCAGGGCAGGGAAAGCACTGGTTTGGTGCTGGACTCAGACTTGATGGTCGCTACAATAAAGTCGAGGGACGTGAAGATCGGTTCTCCTACGGCTTCCTCTCACGTCATTACGGGTGGGGAATTGTTAATGAAACGACTGGCAGGATCTTCGATACCCATCGCGCAGTTGCTTCCAATATCGGCTTTGGAGGACAGCATATCACATTGGCGGCAGGTGGCCAGCGAGAATGGCCAGACGGTGCTGAGTCAACGACTCTCGCAACTCTTACAGCGAGACTCAACAAAGTTGGGTGGGCCTATGAAGATGGTCGTGGAATAACGCTTGAGGGTAGATATACATACCTGACAGACGGTGACGATGATCGTCATGATTATCAAGCAGAGGGCCGAGTAAACGGTAAGCACGTATATGTGGGCGCACGGTATGATCATGCGCGTGATGTAGTGATTCAAGGTATTTTCCTGGGGGTCAAATGGTAATCGACGGAGCACTGTTAAGTATTGGAGGTATCATAGCTCTCCAAACTGGTGCGCTGGTATGGCGACTGTCTGACCTGTCGCGTCAGGCCAAGACTACAAATGCACGTTTGAGTCGTATTGAGAATAAACTCTTTCCTGTAGGTAAACATGAACAAGCGAACTGAGAAAGAAAGTAAGGGGATCGGCACACGTGTCGCGGGGGCTGAGGTTCAGTATGAAGAAGAGCCTCGAGATTATCAGCCACTGATATCACACCGATCTGCGAAGACGAAATCGCAGCCGAAAGATGAGCGAAGCCAGCGTCGTAGACCTATTTATTAGGTCCGGAAATCGGACTAACTAAGGAGAACCTGCATGACTGTTCAAGTGGTTACGGGCACAGCGCTGTTGAGCGCAGGAGCATTTGTAATAAATACACCGATTCGACTTCTGGGTGCTCGGATGCATCACACCACAGACGCGAATGCGGTGATTCTGCTGGACGCATCTGACGGTAAGAATGTCACCACGCTGAAGGTGACGGATGAACAAGAAACAGATGAAACATGGTTCCCGAATGGTGGGTTCCCGTGCAAGGATGTTCACGTCACAGCGAGTGCCGGATCTGTTTACATTTACTTTGAATAGGACCCACTATGCCTGAGGAAGATTTCAGAGACCCAGCGCGACGTAGGCTCCTAGACATTGCGGATAATGCGTCGGCAGAAAAAGGTGAGATTCAGACACAGTTACCTGATGTATCCGTGCCGAGTCAGTTCGACACGCCCATCCAGTCTACGGGGATACGCCAGGACGTGCTAGCTGGTGTGCAAGGCAATTTCGATCGTAACATCGCACAGATTCAGGAGAATGCTTTGCAGAACCGGCGGTTTAGGGCCGGTTCAACCTCCAATGCCGAACTCAACGAGGCGCGTTCATCACGTAATCAAGCAATCGGTGCATTGGGGCAGGTTGAGCTGCAGAGTCAGGGTCAGGTATTAGGCGCGTTGGGTGGGCTAGCTCAGGTTGAGCAGTCTGGTCAGGAAGCTCGTAGCACACAAACAGATTTACTGACGTTCGAGCAACAGAAGGTCGATATTATGGCCGGTGGGCTGGCAATTGATCAGGGGCGTTTGACACTTGATCGAGACAAGCTGGGTGAAACAGCACGGCAGTTCGATCTATCTTCTGTGGATCAGCGAGCACAGTTCCATGCTACGATCGCAGCCACAGCTGAACAGAATGGTTTGGATCGTGCGCAGACTGCCGAACTTGCTGCGGCCTCACTCATGGAAGGTGCTCGACAATTTGATGTGGCTGATGCAACACAGCGCCAACTGGCTGGTGACGCACTGGCAGAAGGTGCGCGACAGTTTGGATTGACACAGGAACAGACACGTGAGCTGGCTGATCAATCGTTGGCTGAATCGGCACGCCAGTTTGATCAGTCAGATGCCACACAACGTGATCACTTTACGCGTGAGATTGATGAGCGAGCACGTCAATTCGGCCTCGATCAAGATCAGACAAAAGAACTTGCTGCGAATGCTCTCAGTGAAGGTGGACGACAGTTCGACCTCTCGCAAGAGCAAGATTTTGCACTTCATCTATCTAACATTGCAGAATCGTCACGACAATTTGAGCTCTCACAGGAGCAGACATTAACACTTGCACGTGAGGCCACGACTGAAGCTGCGCGTCAATTTGATCTCAGTTCAGGTCAGGACGCAGATCAATTCTCACAGAACATCATCGAGACTGCACGACAGTTTGACTTCTCGCAGGAACAAGCACGTGATCTCGCGATTGAAAGTCTTGCAGCTAACGAACGTGTGGCGAACTCGCAGCTCAATGTTCAGCATCTAGGGAACATGATCTCACTGTTGACAGATGGGACGCAGGCACTCACAGCAGAAGATGGTAATAAGATCATCTCGGCCGCATTTGCAATGGGTGACATGGAAGCGTCATTAAACATATCACCTACTGCTGATCAGGCTGTAAATAACGTGCTTGAGATTTCTAGTCAATCATCTCCAGAAGCGCAGATTACACGTGACCTGGTTACGCGTCCAGATATATGGGGACTTGATCCTCATGAAGTCAGTGCGCTGTCAGATGAAGAACTCACGCAGTATGAGAACTTAGATTTCGATGGAGATGGAACTGTCAGTATGTCTGACTATATTATCTATTCTGCACGAGGAGGTTGAAATGCGACTTGATGATGGAATGCACTGGACTTATCGACGTGGTAAGCATTGGTGGTTTCAAGCAGCTACGTTAGGATTGCAGGCTATCGGTATGGGTTTGCAAGCTGCGAATGCCCCGAAAGATAAAGATCCACGTCGAACGGAACAGGAAGAGCATATCAAACGTGTTGATGATCAATTCACGCGTATTCGTATGGCACGTGAAAGTGACCAGAATAAGGGTATTCATGGCAATGTCATGAAAACTCTCGGCACGATTGATGACAGTTTCAAAGCACAAACACCTTCGGGAAAAGCTGCACTGGCGAAGAGCCAGGGTGGGACTGCTACTGATGCACCTGTAATCTCGACTGATGATGTAGCACCCGCACCTTCACCTGATGACGAGGAGCAAAAGTAATGGCTAGATCAGATGTTCTTCGTGGAATTGGGGCCGGCCTGAGTGCGGTCGGTCAGGGGATGAGTGATATACAATCTCAGCGGGATAACCAAGAGAATCTTGATGCTGATCGTAAACTTCAAGAGCGCATGACAGTTGTTGCTGAGAAGAATCAAAAAGGTGAGGACGCATGGAAAAGTTTTCAATCTGACTTCATGGTTCAAGGTCGGATGATTGAGATCACGGAGAAGAATCGTGATTTCTACGAACGAAATCTTGATCGCACACTCGCGGCTATGCGTGATGCGAACCAGGCGAATCTACAAGTATCACTCGAAGGGATGCGTCAGAGTGGTGCTGGTGATCGTCAGGGTAAGGGCTTCGCGCATGACAATGAAATGGCTGACAAAGCCAATCAAGCTAAAGAAATGCTAATGGAGAACGAGGCTACGATGGCCCTGTTTAGTCGGGCGCGTGCCGCGGGAATCGACATGGCAGGTGAAAAGGTCAAAGCCATGATTACTACAATGGCTAATCTCACACCTGATTCTGAGGGTTACGAAGAGAAGAAGATTCAGTTCGATAAGATGCAGAAAGAATTTTCAGATATACTGAATGAAACGGTGGACTTTGGTAAGAAAAATGCTGATGGTAGTATGGATCTACCAGACGCTGTGCCGGTTATGCCGGTAGCACTCACGACTGATGAAGGTGAGCCACGTGAAGTTCTGGCAATCGGGCAAGACGTGTTTGAAGGATTAACGACGCAATTTGAAAAGAATCCTGGAGCTGTTGATGCATGGGGTATGATTAAAGTTGCTGCTGGTGAAATGACCGAGGATGAGTGGGGAAAGATTCGTCGTAAGCTACAGCCAACAGATGCGATCACGATCATTACAGGAACTGCTGCGAATATTCTCGGCACACTTGCGAAGGCGGGAGATTCCATCCTGGCTAAGATGTTAGAATCTGCAATGGGCCGTAAGAAGTTTACACCACCGTCAAATGGTGCGCCCGCATCTCCGCAGGCACCTCCGCCACGAACACCACAAGGTGGCCAGCGTCCACAGACTGCTGGTGGGCCGCCAGATCCTGCACCTAATCAGTCAGCTGCTGCTTCTCCACGATCATCTGGTGGAAGGTATAGTTTCTAATGGCTGAAGAAACTCCACAAGAAGAGCCTCTCGATCCACAGATCGTAGCTCTAGCACGTGCTATACGTCAGGTAGAAACTGGCAATAAGGCTGTGAAGGGTGCTAGTGGAGAGATGAAATCTCGATATCAATTTATGCCTGCTACCTGGAAAACGTTGGCAAAGAAACATTTAGGAAATGCTGATACTACACGTTCAGAAGAAATTGAAAATGAGGTCGTGTATAAAGAACTGCTGTTTCTTGCAGATGAGAAAGGCTATGATGTAGGGCAGATCGCATCTGTATGGAACAGCGGTAAACCTGATTTCACAGGTAAAGGCACGAATAAAAAAGGTGTGAAATTTGACACGGGTGCATATCGTGATAAAGTATATAAAGCGTATGTAAAATTTCGTGATGCAGAGGAGGAATAATGGCTCTCGATCTAGCAGATTTTAACAAATTCATGTCAACACAGGATTCAATAGCAGCGAATCCACAACCGGCCCCTCCTGGTGAGGCTATTGCGTTTCCATCTGCGGGTGGGCAACCTCCATCACCTGTCAGTGCACCTCCGGATGGGATTCAGCCAGAACCTGCGGGACAGAATTTCGCAGAAGAGAATCCACACCTCAACGCGTTCGCACGTGGGCTGGGAAACAGTGCGACACTTGGGGCCGTGGACCTCGCGACAGATGAGATATTCACCACAGAGGGTATGGCACAGCTAGCAGGCCAGGCTGTTGGTGAGATTCCGTTCTGGTTTGTAGGTGGTAAGTTGACATCCATGGCCCTGCGCCAGGGTGCGAAGAGTATCCGTGCGATCGAACAGGCTGGTGGTGCATTCGGTAAGGTGGCAAAATTCACCCGTGTGCATGGTGTGAATGTGGGTCAGGCCGCGACAGCAGTAGGCGTGGATGTGGGCCGCGCTGTTGTAGGTAATGATCCTGACGCACTGAGTGCCAGTAGGCTTGCACTTGATGTGTCTATGCCGTTTGCATCTTCGATTATAAAAATCGCTCGAACACGTGGTGTGCATCGAAGAGCTCAGGAGCGGTTGTCACATGCACATGATGCTAACACAGCCCGCGTGAATGCGGAGATCTCGGGTGAAGCCCCATTGTCAGTGGCTGAGCATCGTGTGAAACAGGCCGAATTGAATCAAGCATATGATGCACTCACGCCAGAAGATGCTAATATCCTGCGTCAAATGGATGATGTGTTCACAGCACATGGTGGTGATCCTGGACATATTGAATCACAGATGAATCTGATTCGTATGGGTGCACCGATTGATGAGGTGGCGGTCCTGCATAACATTGACGACGTAGGTGAGTATTTACAGTTCCATCGTAATTACCCGATTAACAAACCTGCCGCGAAAACAACGTGGCGTGAGATTGCAACAACACGTCAGAATCAGGATCTATCTGTCATACGTGAACGGTTGACAATACGTAATCGTGACTACGGGCCACAGGGGCAGATTGGTGGCAAGAGTCGTTTGGGTGAGCTGGCAGAGGAAGGTGAGGAAGCAATACTCTCACGGCCAGGTAAGCCTGTAAACACCAAAACACCTATACGATCAGCTGGTAAGTTCACGTCTGTAAGAACATTAGCCCAGCGTCCACGTAACACTGTCGTTGGGGAGGCGGCTGAAACTGGTATGATTGAGCAGCATATGAGACACCCAGTGCATGGTAGTAGTGGTGTTGGTGATTTTCAATTGGATGAAGCAGGCGAGGCAGGCTTCGATGCGGCATACGATCGACTGAATGATATCACACGTGTTGAGGTGCCGAAGGGTAAGATCGGTGATGCAGCACGAACATTCATGGATGGTGTGTCAGGACTCCCTGTGATCAATGACATGGTGATCTCAGCTGTGCGTGTCGTTGAAAGTATGGGGCCGGCTGGTCGTCAAATGGGCGTGTTACTTCGTAAGGCTCGTATGTGGAATGCTATGCGAACGGGGCAGGCACAAGCTGATATGCTCAACGCGTTTAATAAGATGGAATCAGCTGAACAGTATCAGCAGCTTGTGGGTCACTTAGCCCGTGGAGATGCGACAAGTGATCCAGCTGTGAGAGTAGCTGCAGAGGCATTCCGCACGCATCATAAGTATGTAGAAGGGATGCTAGTCAGGCAGGAAGTCACGGTGTTGATGGCTGATGGCAAGACGAAGAATCTCCTGGGTGATATGCTGGAAGAGAACTTTTTTCCACAGGTGCATAACTGGGATAAGGTATTAAAAGAGGAGACTACGTTATCCACGATTGGTAGTAACCTGAGGAAGAAATTTGGTAATGTATTCGGAGGTATTACGGACAAACAGATTGGAGAGCAGTATATTCACAAGGCACGTAATATGAAGATGCCGAGATTCTCCTCCCTGTATGAGCGTAATATGAATCTACCTGGATGGCTTGGTGATCCTGAGTCTCTGGCAACACGTGGGAATAAAGGCTATATCGCTGATGTGCAGGAGTCGATACTCAATTTCTTCGAGGATAGCTACTCACTCGCAGGAAGTAATCGTGTGTTTGGTGCGCCGAAAGGATTTAAATTATTCGACGATACAAACATGCTAACAGATCTTGCACCGGTTCACAGTTTCTTGAAGAAGATTATCAACCAGTCTGAAGATACTTTACGTGCATCTATTAAAGCTGGAAAGGACCTGCCTCTAAAGCACAAGAAAATCTCGGCATTCGAGACACCGAAGGGTGTGGAGATCGCTGCGAACCAGGGTAGTAAAGAGGCACGTGGGCTGCTTAATCAAGCACGACAACATTTTGGGGATGATCCTGAGTATAAGCAGCTACCCTGGAAGATGCAGACACTGTTGTCGCAGATGAAAGAGGATGGACATAACGTGAAGATTGCGCAGGACCTGCTTGAGAGTGTGATGGGCACGAGAGCATTTCGACCCGATCATATCAAAGCGTCTGAAGCGGCCCGTAACCTGCAGATCATCACGAAGCTCGGCACGCTCGTAGTGGAGAACATTGGTCAGGTCAGTTTCACCACAACTAAAGTAGGTGTGACAAACGCGCTGAAGGGTCTGCATGCACTGATGCGTGACTGGTCAGGTAGTGTGGAGTTTGCGCGTGTGGCAGGTGTGCTAGGTGAGAATGCGATCCGTGGATTGGAGGCTGAAGCTGGTCGATCAATGGCTGGTAGGTTCCTAAAGAGCTCAGGCTTTCAATTCTCAGAGAACCTGCTTCGCACACACGCAGCGGTAAGTGGTAAAATCTGGGTGGAGGACTTGTTCCGCACAGTCGCTAAGGGGCCGACAAATCACACGGCTAAGATTGCCCTGCGCAAGCTGGAGAAGATTGGGTTTGACACGAAACAGTTTGTGAAAGATGGGCAGCTAACAGAGTTTGGTCTGGACGTGATGAAGGGCCTGGATGGAAACAGTGAACAAAAAGGTCTGGCAAGGATGATCCAGAAGATGGCAGGATTTGAGGTGTCACACCAGACACAATTCCTCGTTGACGTGATTGATAGCCCAATTTTTCAATCTACACCAATGGGGAAAGTAATGCTGCAGTATAAGAGCTTCTTATCCAACACAACTAAATTTGTTGTAAGAGACGTGTTCGATGAGGCTCGACAGGGCAACCCAATGCCGCTGATTAGAATGGTGCTCACCGGCATTACTATTGGCGAAATTACCCAAAGCGCACGTCAGCTTGCCACGGGTGAGGACCCTGCATCACGTGGACAACAGGGCTGGATCAGAGACCTGATTGCGGATGTGCCGGATGATGATGAAGCAGCGGTTGCGTGGATGGGTAAGCAATTCAGCGAGTCTGATGTTGCAGCACGGCTTGTAGAAAACGTAGTTGGGATCGGTTACGGTGGTATGTTCGTTGCCATGCTTCAATCTGCGACCACAGGCGGGAAATTACGGATGATGGAGTTCCTCGGTGGGCCGACTGTGGGAACAATAGTAGACACGGGAGCAGCTGTAGCAAAAGCAGCTGGAGGCGACGGCTCTCAACTAGCGCGTCGAGCACTACGTGAGGGTGGGGGTATTGCGGGGACACTGACAGGTATTCCGGGTGCAGCATTCGCGGGTGCAGCTGCTGGTAAGTCATTAGCAATAGCCGCAGTTCCGACTGAATTTCAACAGGAAAGATCATTATACACAACTCCTGAAGAGATGGCTGAGGTGACGAAACGTCAGGTGGTTAGAAGTTATAACGAGGTTCGTAACCTTGCTGTGACTGAAGTGGCAAATGGTAATAATAGTAAAGCTGTGCAGATTTTATCTAACTGGAATAGTAAAATCAGCGGTCAGATTGAACGGCTGATTTCTGTGGGTGGCTTGAACTCAGGTGTTGTGCAGCGAATCATGTTCGATGATGCTGATATAAAACGAGTCTTGTCCCCGCAGACGGAGGAACCTGGTGCTTTCGATCAAACTGTGGCGCGGTTGGGTGCGGGAGCGGATCGGGTGGAGGAGATTTTTTAGGCCGTGGCATAAAGAGCGATAGCGTCAGGATAAGGGCCGTGAGGATGATGGTTATTCTCACGGTCTCTTTCCAGTCATATCTCATCGAGGTCATCAAACTTTGGTGTGTCTGATCCCATGTAACGCATGGTCCGATAGAAGGTCCATATCTCCCCGCTTGTAGTTTTCCTCTGCTGCATCTCAATCATCCCGGTTGTTCTAAGAGCCACGATAGCTTGTTGGATGCTTTCAGGGTCCATGTAATTGAAGAGTCGTCTGGCGAGGGCGCGAGCAGTAATTCCATTGGCTCCGCCATGTGTCTTGATAGTGCTGAGAACACGCATAGTATTTCGCTGTGAGGGGTCGGCTTGGGCTCCAGCAAGCGCAACATGCATGTTTGATCTGACCCCTTTGAGCATCTGAACGGCAGCTTGAATGTGTGGTGTGTGGATTTCCCATTCAGCACCAGCTGATAACGAGAAGACCATCGCCAATTTAAGGATGTGATCGTGCTCGCGTTCGTAGAAACCAGACTCTTGCTCAAGCTCACTTCCTTCCTCGCGATTTCCATACCATTCGTCGAAGAACTTGCCTGACTCCTCTGTAAATTTCATTTGACCACGCTTCAGGCTGATCTGCCGTAGATCCTCCACCAATGAGTCTCTCAGCCGTATGAGCGCATCCGTTACAACAGGCCTCGCTACCTTCAGCTTCGGCTTGGCACCATACACGAGAATTGTGCGTGACACAAATCCCTCCCCGAATATTGCAGGTGTCATATTTTCCTGCATCCATTTCGGGGTAGTAGCTCCAAGCAAAGACACATGCACATCTTTCAACCTGTCCACCCCAGAGTTCTTCGTTATATGATCGTGCTCGTCTGGACAATCGTATAGCTCCGTGAGTAAATCAGGCATTCCCATGGACTGCATACCCTTGCTGAGGAACGCACCGAGTTCTGGTGAGAATAGCATGTGGGGCCGGTAGATGTTGACAGGCTCGCTCCCCGCAATAACTGTGGGATCTTCTACTCTCTTGTTGAGCGATCGTATAAGTGCCTCTGGGTATATCTTCCCAGGCACAAACTGTCGATCCAGCCGGTCGCCAAGCGCGGCACGAACAACTTTCCTGGCTGTGCCAACACTCGCGCCTTTTCGACATGCTCCCGAGCCAGCCACTAAAACGATATAATGATTCGGATATAATTTGTAAAATCCCTGATCTAACCATACGTCACGACCAACAGCAAAACCCACAGTAGCAACAGCACACCATGTATGAAAGATGTCCGGCGATTCCTGGCCAGCGGTGAACCGTAAGTATTTTTCAATATAGCTCTCATCTGCCACGACCTCCCCCTTATCCACACTCATACCAGTTAATACCGCTGGAGAATTCACAGGGTATACGTAGTGTCAATCCCTGACATTCCATAGGTAAAGGCTGTTCAAATTCCTCGATCACCATTTCACGTATCACGTCCAGATGCTCCGTGCGACATTGGCCCATCACACTATCATGAACCTGACCTAACACCATTGCGATATCTAAGTCGAACCGATCTTCTAACCTGATCATTACTTTATTGAGGGCATCGCCAACAGTGCCTTGCGGAATAAAAGCATATGCCTCTCTGAAAGTTCCGTCATCAAGGCGCCCGAAAAATATGCGCTTTCTGCCGAAACAATTTTCGAGAGTGCGGGTCCGTAAGACTTGCTGCTTTTTGAGCTCCCGCCAATTAACCACGGAGTGTAACGTGTTATTAAGATTGTTATAGCAAGATTGAGCGTTCTGCTGAGTGAAGGGCATTTTTGGCATATAGTTGTTGACAAGTTCCACCAGTTTGCCAGGTGCCATTCCGTAGTTCCAGGCGTGACCAACTCGTTTAGCAAGATCGCGGATGTCTCCAACCACATCTTTAGGTGCGAGGCCTGTGATAATGTTCCCGATAGTTTCATGATACATGATTCGGGACTCACTCTTTCCATAGAGACGGTGATTTGTAAGAACGTCCAGCATAACTTCATCACCGGATTCCCACGCCACGACATATGATTCCGCACTGGCCATGTCACATTGCCAGAAAGTCCAGCCAGGATCAGGGATGTAGAGGTGGCGAACGACCTTTGGCTGATTCTGTAAGTTACCACCACGTCGATAGGCATTCGACGAAGATGACAATCTACCGGTCTCAGTTCCCCCGGCTGCATCAGCTTTATGGGCCGACCCTGCGATATTGTAGCTTGTTCGCACGCGACCGTCAGGGTCTTCGAGGGGTTTAAGATAAGTGCTGATGAGCTTAGCTTTCTCTCTAACTGTAAGAACTGCATCAAAGAATTCAGCATGCTTTGGAAACTTTCGTCGAAGGGTGGCAAGCTGTGTCTGCCCCAGTGATGACTTTTGTGATCTCCTGTCGACTTGTTTCGGTAGATTGAGGGTGCCATGCACAAACTCTTTCATTTGTTTTGGTGAGTTTACGTTGAACTCGTTACCCACGATCTCATTGACCTTAGCACGTGCCGTAGCCAGCTCACCCTCGAAGGTATCTTTGAGAGTTTTGCGGGCCTCCTTATCAAGAAGTATGCCCCTCCGTTGGATATTAGCAAGAGCTCGTGAGAGGGGGTGGTAATGGCTGACGTAAAAATCCCAGAGTTTGAAATGTGTTAGCTCCTTGCAGAGGGTTTCCCATGATTGATACGTAACGGCACAGTCGAGTGCGTTGTATTCCCAGTGGGCCAAATTGTAATTGACATCGTTTGCTTCTTTGGCCATCTGTTTGAAAAATGGTTCGTCCGAATACACAGACGCCAAGAAAGCCAATCCATGTGGGAGCTCGGAATATATGCAATGATGCATAAGCATGGTGTCGTAGACTGCACCGCGAACTTGCACTCCCCAGACATCAGCCAGGAGGGTGGTGTCATAGATGCCATTTTGTGTGATCTTTGCAACAGGCGTATCGAGCAGATCGCGGAGAGCTTCGACAAGAGTTGCCTCTTCAAAGGGAGAGAATTGTCCTGTAAAAGGTATGGAGATTGCTCGTGTAGAGGACGTTGCAAGTCCAAAGACGGTGATAGTTTCATTGAAGGTTTCGATGTCGAATGCGAAGATTTGACCTGCGGCTTTGCATGCTGCGATGAATTGTAAAAAATATTCTGCGGATTTGACTGTATCCATATCTTGTCGAGAGCGGAGCGATCGTCTGACGTGTCGTCCATAAAGATACAAATCCTTTTTTGCTGATTCGAATTGTCTCGGGCCTGCTTCCCAATATCTTCGTAGCTTCTTTGCATCCTGTTTACATATGACGTCAAGTGTCCAGTCTTTAGCAATGGCTCCTGGTGCATACATACAGAACACATCGTATTTATCTTGGACCACAAGGGAACCTCTATACAAGCCGATCCCCTTATGACCCACGACAGTTTCCATTGCCAGGTTGCCTAAGCATATGACTAGATCACGCGGGTGTTCATGCACCCACTTCAGGCATTCTTCTTTTTCCTCCGCCACATCAACTCCAATAGATGGTAGCTGATGTAGCATAGAGTTAGGAGGCCTGAGAGGTATGACAGTGCCAACCAAACATTCACTACGAGTGATGCCAGCTCGAAATAGTAAGTCATCGAACAGCTTCTTTCCGGCCCATCCAACATACGGACGGCCTGCTTTAGATGCCGCATCGTCAGGGAACTCACCTAATACTACGATACGTGCATCCCGTGGCCCATCTACTCTGACCCTGCGCGGGTCGTCAAATGCTATTGGCATAGTTAGTTCGCTTTCCGGACCTATTAAATTTGTGGTGCCCCCTTTGACACCTGTTACTTCTTCACCTGCTTCTTTACTTCTTTCACAGCCTCAGCCCGTGTATCAGCGGGCGGTGTCGGGTCCTGCATCTTAGAGATAAGGCTCTCGCGATCTGCTGCATGAGACTCAGCTGTTGCCTCGCGCTGCTTGAGAACCGTCTCCGAGAATTCGTCACCTCCACGCGCCAACTCATCCGGACCGCCTTCGGGCCGTGCTGCATATGTGCGAGTCTCCATTTCGTCAGCCGGCATCAGGCTAACTGCTTCTCTGGAAACCTCGTCCTCCCCACCTTCCGGTCGTGGGGACCATTCGCGTGTCATCTGTGGATCTGGCATCTTGTATCACCTCCTTTCGATTTGTGCATTTATAGCACGGAATGTGGTGCTTACTACCGTCACTAAGATGTGACACTACATAGCCGTGGCCATTACACCAGTTACACACTGGGAAATTCTTTGAACATGACTTCCATGTCATAGTATACTTCAATCTCATAATCATGTGCGAGTGCAACTTCTTCATCCGCACCCTTCGATTCGCCACGTAAACGGAGCAACACATCACACTGTTTGACCCACTCACATGACAGGGCCAACCACTCACTCTCAGCACGTGCATATCGCTGTGCTACGAAATGTGAATGGAGAGGCCAGAACGGTGCGTAGCCTGCGTCTATCAGTGTGTTCGCTACGTGGATTTGATTCATTACATTCTCACACCGGACAATGTAATTCTCGTGCCAGTATGGTGACGCGATATATACTTTAATCATGTTTACCTCCTGTCTTGAGGGCGTCACGTAATCCACTCAATGCAAGTGCATAGTCACTCAGTGGATGTGGTGGCGTTGCGTGCAAGAGCATCATTTGTGTCGCATTCCGTAGCGTCTGTAGCTGTGCCTCAAGTTCCTCGTATGTGGGCTTTACCATAGCTTCACCCTCTTGATACGATCGACAGCCTCTACCCCACACGTCTCCAAGATGGAAACATCCCATTCTGATATGCGATCTCGAGCTGTATGAACTGCTTCAATGTCAGCGTCAAAACCTTGAACCTTCATCCACCGCTTACGGGCCGCGAGGATATGCGACCCGCTACCTGAGAATGGGTCGAGAAATCTACCGTCTGGTTCTACTGACACGTTTAACATGTGGTCAATTAATTGGAGTGGTTTCTGGAATCTGTGCTCTTTCTGTGTTCCGAATATTGGTTTGACCTCAAGGACATCAGAACGAGGAACTGCACCCTCTCGTTCACGTTTTCCAGTTGTCGCGAATATAATAGCTTCATGGTTAAGGGGCCAGTGCGTGAATGGAGGTTTATATCCCTGAACAGGTTTGCTCCAGATGAGTGGAATTCCTCGAACCGTAAAGCCAGCGCGATCCATAATGTCTGCGATGGAGTAGAAGTTCGTCTTACGATTCCAAGCAAGCCCGCAGAACAAATATATATGAGAGCCCGGTCGCAATACGCGATACATTTCCGGTATGGTATCTTCCAGGAGCGCAAATACCCTGTCCTCATTGTCGTCAAAATTCCGATCTGCATAGATGGCGTATCCCAGCCCCTTTTCACCAGCCGATCCTTCGAGCGTTCCATACGGTGGATCAGTGATGATAAGGTCCACACTGTCGGTCTCCAGACTTTTAAGCCCTTCGAGTGCCTCCACATGACGAACCTCATCTCGTTTGGTCACGATGGTTGGATCAGCTTTGAGTGCCTCATCCTCTTCGACACGTCGCTCATCTGCTGCTACCTTCTTTGCACCTCTGTTCACCATCTGATTGATCTCACGCTTTACCATGTCCTTATTCTGGCCTGCCTTTTTATATATCTCGGCACGCTTTTCTTCTGTCAGTAGGGACATGACCTCTGCTATCCGTATGTCCTCACTTACTTGTGTCTTTTTCAACCCGACCACGTTACCCGTATCCTCTGCTGTCCATCGTGGTTTGGCTGGATCAGCAGGCCCCTTCATGTTAGCGGGATTATTTGCGCTTTGAATTTTGTGGAATTTTAGCAACGCTTCGTTGTATTCACGAGGCGTAAGCGTCTTGCGATGGAGATTTTCTTCTAGCTCCATTTCAAAACGCTTTTCTTCGCTGATCTCACCACGCTGATCAATGAAATTCTCAGCGATGTCCCAGTCAATAGGACACTCATCGTTAGGTTTTGTTTTATCTACATCACGCAGGAGCTTCAAGGCTGTGAGCCGACGCTCGCCTGCGATAAGATTCATCTCACCATCTACTACGATTTTATGAACCGGCCCGCCAGTTGCTCTGATGGAAGAGGCTAGCTTATGGATGGGATACTCATCGTTGCCCATCTCCTCACGCTGTCTATCATTAATCTTTATGTCGTCTAATACCACTGGAACCTCCATTAGAGTTATTGTCGAGGGAAGGTGCAGTCCCCCAGGAGTCCTGTCTGAAGCTCCTTAAGCTGCACCCTCCCTCTGGCACGCGCAAACCCCGCTCATGGGAAATCCCTAGTTTCCCAGGGTTTGTTTTTCCCTCCACGTGCTTAGTCTAGCGCGTCAGCTTCTGCCCGAAGTTCTGCTGCACGTGTCTTGCGGTAGCGTTTCAGCTTGCGCTCTTCATCCGCGATCAGTGCACGAGCCTCAGCAATGTCTTCTTGATGATTTTCAATCGCACGTTTGTCTGATGCAATTCGCTGTTCTGCATCTTGAATCCTGCTTCGTGTATGCATGGTATTCTCCTCCACGTCCCAATCCATTTGCATTAAACAAGTGCCATGTAAAAGAACGTGTTTGTGAAATTCATGTGGATCAATCATGGTATCCTTTGTGGTGGACAGGGCCGGAGAGGGTAGCCCTGCCCACCTGTGGACGCGTATTACACCGCGTCGATCTGTGCAACACACTTCTTCACGTTCGTCTGATCCTTACCCGTGTTCGGGTTGACCGTGATTGACGTTTCAACATTCAGCTCCAGGCCCTTCAGAGAGTTGACGAAATCAGGTGTGATCACGCCTCCCTCCCAACGAACGCCACAGGCTGTGCAGAAATCTGTGAACATTCCCAGGCCACGTCCCTCGATGGGCGTGTTGAAGAACAGGGTGTAGTCATTGTCATCAGGGTCCACACAGTCGATGGTCTTGAGACGCCATCCCAGATACTGTGCCTTCGGTCCCTGCTTATGCTGAACGCTGTCGATCCGTGCGCGATACACGTCAGGCACGAGAACCTTGTTCGCCTTGTCAACAGCTTCGTCGAAATCACCTACTTCGATTGGGTCGAATGTTGCGTCTGAGGTTTCTTCAGCCATGTTAATTGCTCCTGGTAGTGAGATGTGAATGGCTTGTTACGTGATACTACGGTGTTGGAACTGGTGTTGATGTGTCCTCCTCCTTTCTGCCAGCGAACCACTCTCTAAACATGGGCGTGAAGTCCTGCTCAACAATACCATCCTTGCCTCGCAAGCCCTTGATCATGGTCCTGGCTTTGGTCTGTGCATCAGGAACTAATCTCCAGTTGTATTTATTTGGAGCAGCACGGCTCGATACCACGTGCGCGTAGTAAATCTCAGGGAATAAACGAACGAGTTTCTCAGGCAACTTGCCAGTGAGAACCAATCTATTAAAGGCGCGCCCTGAGAGGTCGTCTTTCTCCAAGTGCGTGTGGACAGTAGTGATAATTGCATGTGAAACCGGTAGGTTCTGCATGTCCAAACACCACTGTTGAGTCGCGTGCATCTCATGGTTCCAATCTTGAAGCTGTGGAGCTTGACCGAGCCTGTTGTTATCTTTCGCAACCGCAGCGAGGCTGGTAAGTGATAGTGCTGTGATGCTGTCTGTGACAAAGACATGAACCCCACTCATTTTCTTGGCTTCGTTTTCGAGCCACCATCGTGCCGCTCCAAAAGCTTCAGGGTCAGAACCAGGAATGCCACCGAACCTATACACATCAAAATTAGGATGGTCGAGTAGCTCATCTCCGTTCTGATCGAAATCTGCCACCACTATTTTCGGGTTCTCTACGCCACATGCTTTCAAGGCGTTGGGAAGTGTCAAAAACGAGGTGGTCTTCCCTGTCGTCGATTCCCCTGCGAGCAGTATCCTCAATCTCTCCGAGGACTTTGTCGCTTTCCTGACGAGCTGCTCCGCTCTCTTCGCTCCGATTGCAGGCAATTTCTACCTCCTTTTCCATTGCGTCATCACGCAGTTGGTCGAATTTTGAATCCCAGTATTCATCTTCTGCGAGCTGACGTGCTTCGTAATCCTCTTCATCAAACACATCCTCATCTTGCGGATCGATGCTCCAGCTCATGACTCGTCCCCGTGTGGTCTATCTTCAAACGACAGGGAAATGTTGGCATCCATCACGTTCTTACCGTAGTCATTTTTGGTGAATGCGATGCGCTGTCCCTTTGCAAACAGGGACGGATACTCTGATGAGATTTTCTGTGACAGATCCTCAGCTGCATTGTTCAGGATCGTATTCAAATGCGCGAGCCTACGTGCGGTCAGTTTCATGAGCCCTCCGTTTATGTATCGTCATCCCTGTTGAGTGGGTCCCACACCTCAGTCTCAAACAGCTGTTCTGCCAGCGTATCACGAGTCTCGCGAGGCTGGGAACAGAGATCGTAGAAATTACATATACGATTAAACTTCTGACACGCGTCACTGTCCTGACGTGGCAGGCGACCTGTCTCATCCGCTGTTGCTATCTTGCGACGGACCTCTTTAACATGGTCAACCATATCATCCCACCACTCGTCCAGGTATGGCTTCTGTGCGAGCGTGGTGTCCCGGAAGAATTTCTTGTTATCATTATACTTCGTCTTTGTCTTGAGAATCATGTCAAAGTAGAAGTAATCTCCCGCCTCTTCAGCCCAGGGTGAGTGGCGTTTGAGCCAATACATGTAACCTCTGAACTGTTGAGATATTTTGAAAGATGAGATGAGAGCGCCAGATAACATCGAAGCGGTCTTGTGATCCATTCCAACGACCTGCCCTGATCGCTTATCACGAAAAACTTTGTCGACCACCCCGCAATACACAGGTCCACGCAGACGCCCTGTGCCGGAACAAAGGACACAGTCCTGTCGCGGAAGAGGCTCTCCAGGTATAGGCGTTGGGCTGCCCATCCACTGTTCCACGTAACCTGCACCGTTACATTCCTCACAGTCATGTTCTGGGTCCAATCCAATATCCATCGCGAAGTATTTCTCAATCCCGAGGACTTCCATGTTCTTGATCGTCGGTTCCCACTGTTTCCAGTAGTCGATGATTGAATCGCAACCCATCTTGACCGTGTGCTTTGCAGCTGTCGTATCCGTGTGCTCGAACTCCTCAAAAATCGGAGTGTATCCACGCTGGAATACCGTCGCTGCTTCTACCGGATCGTGTGTCTTATACATGGTATCCATAGCATGATGATACCAGATACCGTATTCGAGTGCCGGTGTCATTGCACCTGCGTTCTGCACGTAGTGCCTATGATGCCTCCAGTAACCCTTCAGGTCACATAGACGCCACGTCTGCAGCTTATGATTGTCATACCTTTCGATTGTGGTTGACACGAGGCCCTCCTGTTCGTTGGTCAATGATTCCATGACGGCCATTAAATTCAGCCAACTCAGCGGGCGTTGCTTTCGATGTGTCGATGTGCCAACAGTCGCTGAGGTAGAACCACTCACGACCTGTGTTATCACATCTAAAACACACTCGACCCGCATCGATCGGATTCTCATCGAGCTGCATGATTGGCATAGATAGTGGTGTGCCCCCGCACCTTGAACACGCTTTCGCGATCAGTATATCACTATCATGTGCTGCTATAAGTGGCATTACGAGCCCTCCTTTTGTTAGTCCGCTAACCGAACTCTTTATCCACGGCCTGCATAGCCTCGATGACTGGCATACCGTCAGACATTAGTTGCTGCATTCTTGCTAACTTTATTGCTTTCACGTTTTCCTGCTCGTTTGGCTTTCTTTGCAGGCTTGCTCCCGCTTTCTTCGCTCGCTTTACTTTCTTCGGCGAGCTGGCTCTTCTCGATTTGCTTTGCGTCATACGCGTCACGATCTCGTCCGTCGAGAGCGATCTGCAGGGTATGAATAGCTGACTTAACAGCGTCACTGGCATCTGTTCGTTCACGCTGCACCTCTTCAATGTATACCTGGAGCCGTGTGCCCTTACGGATCACGTCAGAAATGCTACCGTGTATGCCAATGTATTTATACAGATTGTCAATGCGTGCAAGGTCGGCATTCTGAATCCTTACACGCATTGGAGTTGTGTTTTCTAGCGCGTGCCGTGGCATTACTTACTCCTGTGAATTGGTTTGATTGCCCAGTTTGTGGAAACCTGACAGTTACCACATGATGGATCTTGATGTTTCATGAGATACTCAGTTGAGATGCCCAATTCAGTTTTACATAACCTGCATACTAACGTGTGTCGTGTGTTCTCTGCTAACAACTTCCCGTGTGGCTTGCATAAGTTATTCTCTACCGGAGGGAGGTCACAGAATCTGCACATTAGTTCATCCTATGATTACCACCATCAAAAGGGTTGATGATAGTTTTGGGTGCGTGTGCTACCTGCATCTGCTTGGCCTTTTCTTCGATGAGTGCATGAAACGCGTGGAGATCAGCCTCAAGCATCA